GCAGCTTCTTTTGGTGCATTGACTTCATCCACTGCATACTTTTTCTTCATGGACATTTCAACAAAGTCTTTGTTTGCATCTAATAGTGTTTTCATGAGAGTTGAAGCAACTTCAAATGCTCTTGGGCTTTCAGATTGTTTTGCAAGAGACATCATTTCTTTCAGAGCATCATCACCTTGCTCAATGATATTTTTAATATTACCTCGAGCTTGTTCTATATCACGAATTGTTTCACTATTTTCAACTGATGCAGGAACTATATCATTAGACTCCTGAATCACAAGTTCAGTTGAAGTTTCTTCACTTTTATCTAGAGCCTCGGATAATGGTTTTAATCCGAGAGCACTAGCAATTTTATCATCACTCATTATGGTTCCTCTATTTCATCTCTAAATATAGTTATAAGTCCCCAATCATCATCTACATTGATAAGTTCATAATCAATGGTTTCATCAATTGATGTAGTTGGTTGACCATTAGCAGTCAAGCCTGGTTGTATTGTAAACTGCATTTCTGGTTCAGCATCAGCAGTCACTTTAGTATGTGTTCTAACATCAATAAATTTAATGACACTTGATTCTCTTTGAGGCCCAAAATACCAAGCCTTCATAGTAAATGTCAAAGTCCACAAAAGACTTCTTCTTGTTTCAAAATCCGCTTCGTAAAGATCGTCCATGCTTACCGAATTTAAAATTATTGGAATATCTATTGGATCAATATTATCTATAAGTTTGACTGTGTAAGTCCATTCTGGTTTAAAAAATGGAATAATTTGTTCTAGTATTTGTGTACCATCTTCTGCATATTTAGTCATAATACTTAAAGTAAAGTTTAAATTATAAGGAACACCGACATACTGGAATGACTTTTTATCATCACTGTGAGATTGACCTGAAATTCGTCTAGTCGAATTAATCTTTCTCGAACCATCATATTCCATATTTGTTATTTCAAATGACATTCTAGGAAGAGTAATAGCAGTTTTTCTGTTTAATTCTGGATCTTGATTTACTCTTGCAAGAAACTTTTGATACGGACCGTATGAAATAGGAACAACCATCCTTTGAACAGAATCACCCGTATTCGGATCATCACGGACGATTGAAATTTTATTAAACGTAGTTCCAAAGAGAGCTATGTATTTCTTAGTAGTAGCATTATAGAAGTAATTTACGAATGCCATTTAAAAACCTTTTATTAATCGAAAATATTATGCGGAAGATTCCAGTGACCGTCCGTAAAGATAAGTGTTAATATAACCGACGATGTATTAAGATTCTGAAATGGCAACCACCCTCCAACACTAGAACCTTCATTAATTACGCCAGCACCATTTGTATATCTTGCATGGTCAAAAGACATCTCGGTATATTCAACAGATTGTTCGCCACCAGTAGCAGGAACAAGATACATAATCTGCCCCTCAACACCATCGGCTAGATTGTACTTATCGCCACCCGTACTAGTTGTAGGAACAATTTTGTTAATTGTAGCAGTAACATCTAATTCGATAATCGTGTCAACATATGTATTTGTTTTTGCCCGACCAATGATAGAACCTGGAAGGGTTGTTATCCCGGTGTCTCCAAAAGTCCAGTGATGAGTATTTGCACCGGCACCTGTGCCAACACTTATGCCACCTATGCTACTAATGTTGTCATATCTTTGAGGTGGTGTTCCACTTACATATATAACTTCGCTAGCAGGGTCTGTTGAATATACTGGTCCAGCTGATTCAAAGGTTTGGACGTTGAAAACTATATCGTTGGCTGGGCTTGCTCCACCTGGGAATGTAGTTCCAGGTACAGTTAAGTTGAAAGTATTCGGACCGTATCCACCTGCACCAACTGCCACGATCATATTTGTAATGGTGTTATCTGGTAGAACAGTAAATGTTAATTCAGTTGCACCGTATGTTACTGGTATTGACGTGTAGGTTACTGGTTCATAATTCCAAACTACTGAAGGAAGAGTTAATGTTGCATCAGTATCAAACTCCCAAACGTTATTGATTTCGTTAGGTGTAGTTATTTGTATCTTACCATCAATTGTAGTGCGAGCATTATGATCGTCAGTACCCAAGAAGATACTAGTCTCTGTCAAGTCGCCCGTAGTCAAGTGTAGGTGATATTCTGAAAAAGTAGGAGCGGCTGCGTTAATCAACATCGATTCAACACCTACAGTTGCAGGGTCGTAATTGTTCGTAGGAGACACGCGTACGGTAAATTCATAGTCATCGCTGTCCACTGTAAAAGTAAAAGTGCCAGCTGGACCGCCATCTAATGTTACTGTGCCAAAACCTGGATCTGATATACCAGCGACTGATGGGTGTATCCACCAGTAGAGTGTTTGATTAGCATAAGTTTCTGAATTTACGTAAAAAGTAAGAGTATCGCCGACTATAGCAGTGTTTTGATAATAATTTAAGTTTATTCCATTGTTGTTAACATTATAAACACCGCCACCTTTGACTACCAACTTCTGGCTGACAGCGTCTGGGCGAGGTGGCACAAGTTCAATAGTAGGATTATTTGTAACAATGCCCTCTGAAATAGTGCCACCCTCTGGTAGTATTAAGTTACCATCAGCACCAAATACCCATCGATGATCGCCAGCATTAGTTATAACAGTAAAGTTAGTGTTGGCCGGGGTTGTTAATCCAAAGTGACTAGTCCCTTCTATGTTGCCAGAAATGGAAGCGCCACCGGTGAATGTGAAGTTACCATCTTCTTCAAATGTCCACACATTAATTTGCTCTGGAACACTGATAGTGAATGTGCCAGAAAGATTATTTTCATTTTCAATAGTTATAACATCGCCGGCGGTATATCCTGTGCCGGGGTTATTTATAGTAATAGCACCGATATTAATATACCCAGCACCATTTGCAGCAACATCTACTGTCAAGCCTGTACCTGTACCACCTGTTGTAGGATGATTTGTGTATAGGTTTTCATTCCATCCACCGGCAGCGCCATCCCAATTGGATAAACCATTTGCTATTCCGGGCGCATTTATTGTAATAATTTCAGCAGTACCATATGTATCGCTATTATATAGAGATACACTTGATCTTTGATCGCCATCCATGTTCTTATTCATAACTGAAACTGGATTTCCAGATGTTCCGTTAGTGACACCCATCCAACCCATGCCAACCGGTTCTATGGCACCGCCATTTGGGAAAGATAGTTTACCATTCTTTTCAAATGTCCAAGTATGACCGCCTTCACCAAGAGAATTGATCGAGTCATATAACTTAAGCTTTAGTACAGAAGCGTTTTCGGCTGGGCTAGTTGCCAATGTTGGTATTTCAAATGTTGTTATGGTTTCTCCGACAGTCTTTGTTGCCGATTCGCTGTTTTCTGTCTCTATATAACCGGACGCAGTTTTAATCCAAATTGGAGCATCACTAGTAGTATAATGATCCAATAATGTCACTAGTGTTCCAAGCCCATTTGATGTAACGACAGTTAAAGTATTACCATCCCATGTACCAATAAAATCTTCTTCTTCTCCTTCCCATATTGTTGGATACATAACTGAAGTACCGCTGCGAATTCTCACAACGTTTGCAGCTGCAAGGCGAGCATCATTTCCAAGTGCATCAATCCACACATCATCAGCAGCTTCAACGTCAAAGTCGGTATCAATATCAAAACCAGCTCGAGTAGTTCTTAATCTCATTTCTCCAGGAGAAGTAATCGCGCTATTTGATGGTAGTATTAATCTATTATCGTTGGTAAATATCCAAGCTTTACTGTTTTCAGTATTTGCAACATTTGTAATAATACCAAAACTAAGATCACTGTAAACAACTAGACCAGGTTCGTCTTCGCCTATTCTACCATTGCTGCTTCCGGGAAACTGTAGATTACCATTCTGACCGAAGGCCCAAGTCTTATAAGATGAATCGAATGAAACTGTTTTTGGTCCAGCATCAAATCCTTCAGTAATATCTTGATCAACGTGAATTACCCACCTGTCGGTGTTATTATCTTGTTGGATATCTGTAATTGTAGCGGTTATGGCAGTGTTTCCCCATCCAGTAGTTACAGTACCACCTATTTGAACAGATACACCCAAGGCAGGGTATATATTAGAGTCAATAAACAAACGCCAAACGTCGCCAGGAGGAATGAGTTCATCTACAGTGTCTACATCGACACCACTTACTAGTGGATTTCCTATTGATATAAATGCATTAGTTGAACTATTAATATTAACCGCGCTATTTGTGTCACTTACTTTTACATGATTTATTTCGCCGCCGAGAAATAGATCAGCAGTGCTTAGATCTATCGGGCCGCCTGCTCTAACGTGTATGTGTCCGGGTTCGCCGCCAGTTGGTTCGATTACAATATACTGGTCATTTTGATATTCACTGTCCCAATCTAAGAAAGAATCTGGTATGAGTTTAATTGTATCAAAACCATTACCGTCACTGCTATTTTCATTACTTCCATAAAATACACCAGGGCGCAAAATTTTACTTCTGACATGAGTTCTGGTACCATCAAACATCATAAGAGTTAATGCATCCGGGTTTTGATCCGTATCCAGATAAAATGCAGTTTCACCAAATGGTCTTATTTCATTTGTATCATTTTCATTTGCTTGATTGCCGTCTATCTTACTAGTTACTATTCTTCTTATAGTTGTCATTTGTTTTTGCCCCTAATTAATCCCAGGTTTCCGAACCGTAAAACACTTTAGCACCCCACTGCACTTTTAATAATCTAGCAGCACCATCTATACGACGGTAATGTATTCTACCTTCACTAATCACATACCATAAGTCGTCATTTTCACCGTCGTCAGATCCACTCTGCACTTCAGTGTGAGCAATGTGTTCTTCGCCATCGTCGTCTGCTATGTGTATAGTTCCTATAATAGTACTGTCTCCAGTAAAAGCATGATAGTCAATGACAGCGCCGCGGAAATTGGTGCTCCCACCCGGTAAATCATCTTTACTCCACCATTCTACAGGAACTCCGCCAGAATCATATCTAAAATAGATAGTATCTCCAGCATCATAGTTCAAAAGTTGTCCTTCTGGAAGAGTTACGCCGTATCCTTTTTCATTATTTACTGTCGATATACTTCCGCTGAATGTATACCAAGTTGAGTTATCTAAACTGAATTGTATGGAAGTCTCATCTACAATTTCAGCAGCATCAGTATCGTCTATTATATCATCAATAGTAGTGTTACTGCTATCTATCCAAAACATGTTTTCGTCAACACCGTTTCTTGATGCAAGAGTAGTTAAATTGATCGTATTGACCGCAGTCACCGCAACTTCGTTATATCCATAAACTTCTTCAATTTTACGACTACCCGGAGAACTAAGTTTTATACGACCAACACCTTCAGCTGATTTTAATATGCTACCGTCAGCAAATGCTATGCCTTCGCTGAGTAGATCTAGATCTATCTTATAGCGTAGATAACTAAAGCCACCACCTTCGGCATTCTGTGTCCATGATAGCCAATGTATTGCATAATATTCATCAGTATCTGGGATGTACATTATTGCCTTTGTACCGGGTACGTTATTCCCAAGGTTTCCGTTATATGCATCGTCGAAGTTATCATAGGTTCTTGTTTCGACGTTACTAAGATCATCCCAGCCGTCTATATTCCAAAGAGTGCCGGCAGGACTTGTGCTGCTGTTCCAATCTTCTTCTCTGAAAGGATTGTAGATACCTTGGTTCACATCGCGAGTAATAGCAATCCCAGACCCATTACCATCGTCTGCAACAAATACATCAATCGCGTTATTGCCGGTTGCATAGTCATCTTTCTTAAAGAAATTAGGATTTTCAATCAGTGTTCGCGTGTATGCAAAACTACCACCGTTATTCTGACCCCAATTTGTAAAGTCGAATTTGTAATACTTGTCATTAATAGTATCATGCATAACAAGTTCGGCGGCAAGTATATTGTTGCCTATAGCATTATTTAAGACAGATCTTAGACCACCATAACTTCTAGTTGTTATGTCTGATAAATCGGCCCAACCATCAGCATTCCATCTTGTTCCGACGGGTGATAGATGAAGACTGCTATTATATGATTGTTCTGATTCTGCATTATATAGAGCTCCATTAACACCTCTCGCAAGAGTCAAACCCGTGTCTATAAAGTCAGTATTAGAGTCATTTGCGAGTCTTGCAAATGAAACTGATTGACCTAGAACTCCAGGTAATACTATAAGTGGTGTGTTTGTTAATTCAAGATATTCTAACTCTGTTGAAGTTCCGCCACCTATTTCACTTTCGATACTAATGGCTTTAAATTTAGGTTTAAATGAAAATTGAATCCAGTTATTTGCACTAAAATTATCAGTTGCATTTTCTACATCAGTAAACCACATATTATCAGAAAGTGCTAGTGCTCGATCTTCTAAAGAGTAAATACCTGGTTCATCTACAGTAATTTCATCTGGAAGTCCATCATCTAATTCAACTGTATATTGTGCAGCAACAAATTCCGGCGATGATGTTTCAGCACCAGAATAAAATAAAAACTGCGCATTATCTAAAACCATTACAGTAGAAGGATTTAAACTTTCACCTTCAATTTCACCAGTACTATCAACCTCATCTACTTGATAGTTAGTAGCACGCGTGATACCAGGAATAACAAATTTTCCGTCGGCGGATGAGCTTAATGAAATACCGTTCAAACTTACGGTATCGCTTTGAATTTTAAATTCTTTGTTTGTCATTTATTACTCCATTAATTCCATGTCATCATTTCTACGGAACTTACACTATAGTAAATATCTGGATTTTCTACTGTTACAGCAGCAGTTGCTACTACTTCTATTAATCTTGTTGTTGAATTTCGTCGAATTGTAAATGTTACCAGTGGTGCTGCACTGGTATGCACAATACCATAAACAGTCATTGCTGGATCACCATATCCAAATTCATTATTAATATTATCTGCACTTCCTCTACTTGCAATTATTGCTTCACATGCTTGACTATGTATCCCTGTAGAATCCATAAATTCATGTGCTTCAATTTGTATTAAAAGTTTAGCACTACTAATGTAATCAAAACTACTTGACCATATTACCGTTGGTGTTGATTTATCAAACATACCACGTTTAGCATGTCTAAGGCTGGAGTTTTGTCTAATTCTTCCATTTGGATCAAAATGTACTTCATTATCATTTGAAATAATTTGAACCCCGCCGGTTTCAGAACTATTACTAATAGTCAAAGGTTCGTCGTCGGATTCAGAATTACCTGGAATGTGAATCCAACTCGTACTTTGAGCATTATCACTACCTGGAGTTATCCAAATAGATTGATTAAAACTTGAACTATTGAAAATAAAATTATTTAAAAACCCAATATCGCCAGTATTAGCAGCTTCAAGAAGATTGTTAGTATCTGTAAGATCAGATACATCGGTAGGAATACCTGAAATTATTCCTTGAGAATCTACAAGATCGGATATATCAAGATTATCAATTCTATCATTGACTGTAATAAAATTATTAGCTACTGTTATATTAGTAGTTTCTATATTATCATATACTTCAGTAAAGTTAGCGTTTGTTTTAGTAAAAGCAATTCTTAATGGGTCACCTGTGCGATCATTAGCAATCGTTCCTACATTTATGGTTTGCTTAGCCATTTGTTCCTCTTATATCGTGTCTGAAGTAATATTGCCATCGTCGGCAGTTACTTTAATTGAATCTGCAGTAGTTCCATAATTTGATGGTGGGAATATAGTTTCACTGAATGGATCCAACTCGCTGAAGTCTATAATATCATTACCTTTTTCTTCATAGAATATATTTTTAGCTATTGGATCTGCAATAAACATATCTTCAAGATTTTCAATATCATCAGTTTTGTGATCTGCATAATGTGTATCAATATCATCAACACCTGTTTCAAATCTCTCATTTGAATATTCAAATAATTCACATTTTAGATCATACACTTGAAGAGCACCGGTCTGATAGAATACTGATTCATGTTCTACAAACATGACCTTAAAGAATTTCTTATTCATTGGCATATAAATCAAATCGCCTTCTTTTGGACGTAGTAAAGAAGGATCATGACGTGTTGCAAAACGTTCAAAAGTTCTATACGCAACAGTAAATGTTGCTTGATCTCGAATTTCCAATCCGAATTTTGAAAGGAAGTCACCTTGACCACTAAAACCATCCACAGACTTGACATACATATCCATCTGATATACAGCATCAAATACTGTTAATCTATCTTCATTCATGATGTGATCAAAAGCACTAGAAGTTCTAGTCACGTAAAATGTGTCGACTCCATATATTTGGATTGACTCTATAACTAAATCATCAATGAGTTGCTGCTCATTAAAGAAATTGTAATTTGAAAAGAAGACATTAGTTGCCATTGATTATCCAGAGAAATTGTAAGTAAGCGGTTGTAATAATCTTTTTGCTTCGTCTTCCATACCTTTGCGCTCTTCTCGGGCATCGGAAAGTATTTGTTCACCATTAAATTGAACGCCACCAACAAGTTGCATATTCACGAACTTGGTAAGATTTGAACCCCACTGTTCTTTAATAAGTGCTGTTGTATAATTTTGAAGAAAACGGTCGCCCCAAATATCTGGATTTGTATCATCTACAGGTGCATATGCTTCAATAATGACATAATAGTTTGGAGTTAATTTTGCTTTACTCTGATCAATATAAAGTTTATTAGTATGTTTATTATATCTAATTAAAGGTAAACCGACAAGCCATTCTTGAATAAAACGAATGTGCTGCATAGTCATATAGTAGTTCTGAATAGAATAACCAGTAAGATCTTGCAAGTTATTTAGAACAAATTGGTATTGCACGTTAAACATACCAGTACCAGTTGAAATAGATGAATACAAGTCAAAAATGCGAACAACACCAAGTAAATTAGCATACTCAGTGTTGTTTAAATCTACATAACCTTGATCTATTTCCTCTTGCGTTAACATATGTCTCAAATACACAAGATCAGAACCGTTATAGTGATAATCATTCCAAAATGTCAATGCCTCATCTACACGGTCATCAATTTGTTCATCAGAAACGTTAATCTGAATAACAGGGTGCCCTAATTTTCTTAAGCAGTATTCTTTAAATTCTTTTCTAGTTCTTGGTAATGCCATTCTGTCACCTTAAAGAAGTGGAAGTTTTTTCTATTTATACTATTAAAGACATTGCTTTTTGGTTGACACATTCTACGGGTATGGTATAATAGATTTATCTAATTAAAAATAAATTCTTTCTAATACTGTTAGTCCATGGTTGTTAGTTAAGAACTTTTTAATTCTCCAGTTTTTATTTTCTATAAGAAATTGCATCAAAGCTGGCAAAAGACCATGATCATCGGCAACTCTGCTATTATCTGGCTCATTCACAAGACCATATGCAATAGTATCATGTAGTACTATATATTTTCTTGCTTTATTTCCATGAAGTTTAAGTTCATCTTTCAATTGATTATATGTATGTTTAGTATCTATAAACAATAGATCAGTTTCTTCTATTTCTATTTTTAATACGTCAGCCTGAAATAGATTTATATTCTTTCCAATATTTTTTGCCTTTTGTACCAAATTTACGGCCTCTGGTAATAGCGCAATATCATAAGAAGTTATCTTAGCGTTTGATTTTAGAAATGCTCTCGTGCTATTTCCACGGAATACGCCCATTTCAGTAACGGTATTGCACTCTTTTGCTAATTCATATAGTACAGGCACGTGTTCATGTATATCTGAGTAAACATTAACAGCATATTCATATTCCTTATCTATCAGATCATTGGATGCTTCCATTCTGATTATATCCTCTTCTATGCAATTTATCCCATATTGTATTTCAACAATTCTCAATTCATCATCTGTTTTATTCATTAGTTGATGCCATTCATTTTTTAGAATGTATATCTCATCATTCTTTTCTAATACAGAACAATTTAAGGTATCAAGATCAGTTCCATGGTTTACAGTGGCAACACCGTGTGATACAATCCAATATTCACTTCTTAAATTATGTTTTTGTAGACTGAGAGATTTACCAGGTTCTACAACTAATTCTTTCACCTTAAGTGATGGACCATCAGAATGTAAAACTCTATAATAACCCCACTTTCGTTCTGTCTTTGGTGTCTTCCATTCGGTTAGTATTTTTGATGATGAATTCATCTTATGCTCGCCACCAACACCAAATATAAATTCAAGTCTATTTGATTCTTCATTTGTGCAAGACATATTCATTTCTGGAATATTTGTTTTTGTGCGATCACCACCATTAGCAAAAATGATTTTTGAATCCTTATAAGCATCAAGACAATGACGTATTGCTGCGCTTGAACTTCCATCAGAGTCATCATAGACAATTACTGAATCGACCATTGAAAGATTTTTTATAATTTCCACTCTTTCGTTTATGTCCATAAATGGTTGTCCTTTTTTACGAGTTAACCATTCATTGCTATTGACACCTACGACTAATGTATCACCTAATCTTTTTGCTTCTTTAAAATATGCAATATGCCCACTATGGATAGGATCAAATCCTCCAGTTACCAATACAATTTTATTTCTCATTCTCTAGGACCCCATTTATCATGATCTACGTGTTTGAAAAGACCTTCACCCCAGGCGACTTTATAGTTTTGACTTGTCCACCATTTTGATATTGAAGGCTCGAGATGTTTTTCTTCGTGTGAAACATAATTTTTTATGGAATTAATTAAAAATTTAGTTTCAAATAAGCAAGGATTGTTTGTCCAACTTGACCATCTTGAAGTTGTAACATAATGATATTTATATTTCTGGATCTTATCTGGGAATACTTTATCTGGTTCATCAATCCAATGTATACAATCAAATAGATGCGGGGATATTAAATCTGTAACTGGATCATAATGATTCAATTCATTTCCTTTATATATTTCAGAATATAAAGGATAACCAAAATTTCTTCTGGAGCGTAATCTAACTGCATCATAACCATCATCAATTAATTCTAGAGCACCGACAAGCCTTCGTTTGGTATTAAAATAATTTTCTACTAACTGCCAATCATGTTCTAAAAATATGAATTTTTCATTGCGTGCTTGCTCAGCTAACATAAGCATACCATTACCTATGCCAATATTACTATCAAGACCAATAAATGGCAAATTAAATTTATTTGCTAGTCTTTTATCATCATCTGTAACTTCCTGGAATAAAATGACAACATCTTTGATTAAATCAAATAGATCATTTTTGACATAAGTTTCCAGTGTTTTTTCGAGTGTATTAGGTGCTTTCCAAGAAAGAATTCCTGCTGAGATTGGTAATGTCATATTAAAATCCTGTATATTTTTTGCGAACAAATTCTAGGTCATAAAGTGAATAACTAATATCTCTCTCTTCTCCTGCAAATGGAGTTTCTTGAGGGCAGACATTTCTCCAGCCTGGTCCCCATTTTCTAGTGAGATAATCTATATTCATTTCATTTGCGGTCTGTAAAATATGTCGAAGATTATCATCTGATTTTTCAGTCTGTCTTCCATGAACATAATAGTCTTTTGCATCTCCTGTTCCGTGAAGATAACCATTTTGAAGACCTACAACTTTCTTCACACCTTTATTAGTCATACGCATGATGTAATCTGCATCTTCACAATATGCGGGGTATGTATTTTCATCAAATAGACCTAATTGCTTAACTGCTCTTTCGTGTATAGCAAAAAGATCCCATGCACCAATATTAAAATCACCAGCATTTGGATGAACGGTACCTACTTCATCATTTGTTTCTATAATGTTGTTTATTTCTTCTAATAAACCTGGTTTGAATGCAACATCATCATTTACAATCACCCAGTATTTAGCATTCATGTAGCACTTTATAATCAAGTTCCATGCACCTGCACATCCAATATTAGCTGGCATATGCACAACCTTTATATTTTCTATATATCGGTGTTTTATCTTAACCAGATTATTTAGTTCTTCTTCCAATAAACCTCGACCATTGTTGTTTATTATGATAAAATTCTCAACTGGGTAATCAACACTCATCAAAAGTCTTGATACCCAGAAACTGCTATTTACAACAGCAGCTCCTACAACAGGTATCTTATTCATCATATACTCCCATCATAAATTTTTCAGCGTTTTTAGTTTCTTGATTGTTTGAAATAAATCTCGAAACCATGTTCATATCAGTCTCATTGGGATTTACAAACCAGTCTTCATATGGTCTATTATCATCCGGAGATATATTTGGTACTACTAGTATATATCCATGGCTAGTTAAAAATTTTCTTGCCTTTTCTCTTACGGTACTTTTTGGATCGGTATAGTAATCATGCTCGAATGTGATAACTCTAAATTTATACTTTTCGAATGGTATAGAATATAGAACATTCAATGAAACATCAGCAGGATCTACGTCTACCTGAAGATAATCTATTACTGGTGGCATATCCATTGTACTTAAAAGTGCATCATAATTAATAAGAGTTGCATCTTTCAATAGGGCATGGTGACTTCTCTCATTTTTGTGAAGTCCAATAAATTCTTCACTTAAATCAATTGATATACCATTCCATCCAAATTGCTTTTCCAATAGGTATGTATTGTTACCATATGTTGGATGCCCCGAACCAATTTCTAAGTATGATCCATCTCTTTTTCCATCCATAATTGAAAGAACAAACATATCTTGATATGACTCTGAGTAATTTTGTTCAATCTTATCTAGATTGTTGAATTTTACTTTCATCTTGTCAAATTTGTCTTTAGTATAATGCGTCAATTGCTTTGAAGCAAAAGCACCTATATTAATCAGATTATTTTTGACAGTCGTGTAGAAATTTTCTGACATTTCATAATTTGTGTAGAGATCCAGCAATATATTTTTAGTTTCTTCATTCAGACCATTCCACCAGCCCATAATTGCTTTCTGGAACATGATAGCATATTTGCCAGGGTATTCTACTGGATATCTTAAATTCTTTGTATCTTCAAAATTACATACATCCAAAGCTATCGAACACATCATATATGAATCTAAGTGGCGACCTTCATTACTTTCGTTGTATTCGTACAATTTACTCAAAAGGTAATATGCTTCAGGTCGCTTCGGCATTATTGTTATTGCCTGTTGAAGGATACCTTTTACTGTAAACCTTCTAGTACCCTGTCGTTCAAAGCAATTTGCAGCATGAAGAAGAGACTCGTATCTTAAAAATAGATCCTCTGTTCTTTCTGCTGTTCTAATATAGTATGAAACAGCAGATGCAGTTTGGCCTATTTCATGGTAATGTCTTGCTAATGTAAAGTTAGTTTCTGGATCATTTGGCGATATGACAAATTGTTTAATAAGATCTTGCATTCTATAACCTCTCAATGTGGTAAATCTATAATACTAACCTCGTGTATTTTAACACCCGCTATATAGTAGTTAATATTAGTATATATTAAATGTAGTATTCTTTCTGCTAAGTAATCTAACAGTCTTTTGTAAGTTCCATTTTTATCTTTATCGGCCAAATAAAAAATGTGTTGATATTTAAAGTATATTTTTAATAAAGTATCAAATAATACACTGCAGATAACATCATTTACTTTTTTACTTGTTATATACATACTATACGGATGGAAAAATTCACTGTTCTTTAAATCATCTAGCATATGTTGTTTTATTTTTGTATTTTCTAAATTGACAGTAGCATATAACATAGAAATAGCGAGATCACCGTGACATGTAATATATTGAGTCACAAGATTATATCTATCGTTAGTTAATGGAGGTGCAGCTGTGTTTACATTTATTGCTTTTGGAACTATTAACGTATTTTCATCAATATTTATAGAATTAAGTTCTTCTTCGTTCCAGAAAATTCTATAAGTACAAGTTCCGACATAATCTTTATTTGAATTTTTCCAAACCCAATAGATACCTGTAGTCTGACCAAGCCAATAATTTAAATCTGATATATTATTACCCGTATCATCGTGTTCATAATTTGCATTATACATTCGATGAACTGCCGCACCTAACATCAGATCCGTCTGCTTTGGCATTCTCATTTTTGCAGGTTGATTTACAAAGCAAAAAGAGTAAAAGTCAACTTCACTATAGTGCATTATGCAGATCTTTTAACCGCTAAAATGATACTATCATATCTATTATCTTTTTCTCTTAGATCAATTAGAAACTTTGTATATTCATCGCTATTAGGAACTCTATTATACAGATCATTTGCATATTCAATTGTAGAGATATCTTCTATCACTAATATACCACCTTTATTTAATTTTTTCAAATATTGCTCTACCGTTACACGCTGAGTCTCGTATGTATGAGGTCCATCATCTATGATAATGTCAAACATTCCTAGTGAATCTATAAAGATAGGATCATATGCATCTTTGACATATGCATAAACTGCTCTTTCAAATTTATCTTCATCATATTCAGGTTTTAATCTTTCTTTTCGAATGTCTAGAGCAACAACTGTAGAATTTTTAAAATATTCATGCCAAAGAGCAATTGAACCACCAGTATCAATACCTATTTCTAATATCTTGTTTTGTTTATCACAATATTCTTTAAAATAGTCTTCATAAAAATTTTCTATATAACTGTGATGTTGTAAAAATGGCCATTCTGCTGGATATCTTTTATAAAATACAGAATTTTTATCTGTACTTAAGAATGGATTTTCATTTAGAGTTTCTAAAATACTTCTCCCATCAGTATCTGGTAATAGGAAGTTTTTTACATTTTTCAAATCATATACTAGCTTTGGCAATTCACTTGTATCATATTTTTTTAGTATATGATCTGTTCTTCCTAATGGATCTACTGAACCATTTTGTGCTTTATAGTTGGGCACAAGTTGAACTTCATGCCAATGGGCAAATGCATTCTTTTTAGTTTGTCTTCTTGTTTCATTTCCCATCCAAGTAAAATGCCAACCTGCTTCTTTCATAACACCATTTTCGGTTACAAAAATATCACCATATTCTAGGTTATTCTTTGACAGTGAATGTGATTCACGAATATCTGAAAGACTATACTTATTAAGATGATGCTTACTAGCAATAAAAGGTGTGGACCAGCTTACAGGATTTCCCTGTTCATTATACACGCGCATATCTGCTCTACTGCAAAGGAATACAAGAGGTAAACGTAATACATTGTTCTTGTGATTTTTTGCTATACTCACATAATATTCAATAAAATCTGGATTCATTATTTCGTCTAGATCACTTACTAGCGCATAATCATCTTCTTTTATGTGTTTCCCTGCAGCATCTCTCTGCATTCTTTCTCGTACCCAATCATTGGGCTCTTCTTCTCTTGAGGGTAGTGCTACTTGAAGATAAAAGATTTTTTCCAGCGGAATGTCTTTCATTCCTCTTAGTGTTTCAAGGAATGTCATATGTTTTGGTTGACCGCTGTGTGTTCTATCAGCCTCTGTTATGATAAATTTATCAACCTTATCTTGTAAAAGTTTTATTCTTAATTCTAATAATTCTTTTTCATTAAAATAAGGAAAGCAATCTATTATCATTATATAGTCTCCATAAATATACTCAATTCAGAAAAATTTCTTTAAAAATTTTTGTGACATTCGCAGGTGAAAATTTATCAGCAAGAAACAGAGTATTAAATTTATTTTCTTTTTCTATGTGTAAGAAAATATCATCTAATTGTTCTTTGTTGGTATATTTATAACACTGATCTTGTAAAAATAGAAAATGATTTCTTCCACCCAGCGGATGATTGGTCTGATAATCTTCATTATCATATGTTATTATAGCTTTATTTTTTGCTGCAAATTCCAAAACAGATAGACCAAATGTTTCTCCGTAATCTCTTGCATGTATCATAGCATCGCACGAGTTGATGAATTTAGTTTTTTGTTTTAGATCTATTATCTTTTCTATGTATATACATCTTTCATGTAAAATCTTTCGTTCGGTGTTTACAAAAAGAAACCATACATTAGATCGTGTATTTAAAACTGTATAGATACTTTCAACTGTAAAATCAATATTAAAAGTATCATATCCACCATGTCTTCCTATCACTATTGCGTCAGAAGGTATTGAATATTCTGCTCTTAAATCTTCATCCGTATCTACTAAATTTAACATATGAGGAACTGAAGGTATTTGTTTACTTGAATATAGAGACTGCCATTCAGAGACAACCGCATATCTATCACCATGAACATCATCTAAGCTTTTTGAAAAAACTGAATGTATTAAATTTTTTGATGATTTAGAAATAATACCATCATTATAGCCATATTTTATTGCATAAAAATACGGTATTGCATTTTTCTCAATAAACTTATCTAATTCATTAAAATTTTCATATGAAAGTACATTAAATTCTTTTTTGAATTTTGCTACGGTATCTTCATCATTTTTATTTGATGTATTATATGCAATGATAGGATCAGCACCATAAATTAACCGTAGATAGTATGCATAATCATACATAGCTACAGTAGTGCCTCTTTCACCTAATTGATTTTCATGAAATAGTATTTTAGTCATTATTAGTTTGAGTTAATAAACTCTACAATGTGATCAAATTTTGCTTTGATTATGTATGCAGCATTATCCTGGAAACCGAATGTAATTAGGATATCATCATTCATTTTACACATACCAACAGCAAATTCAACATGACCATTCATGAGAGAAAAATCTTTAGTGAATTTTACTACATTCCAATTTTCATCCCAGACAATAAATCTATGTCTGTATACTGCATCTTTTCGCCCGTGTTCACTTCTGAAAAGATCTACTTCATGGATTAATGCAAATCTATATCCATCAACAAAAGGAATTACTTGAGTACCACCTCTAAAGTCATTTGGTGCTTGATATTGATTTCCAAGATGTATGGTTTTAGATGTAACTGATTCAGGATCAACTTGCACGACTTCAGTAGGATTACACCATTTGACATATGTATATTCTTGATCTATTACTGGCATCCAATTTTTTTCACAATATGAATTAGGATCATTTGGTGGTGGTATTCGTTTTCTGGAAATTTCTACTACTTTATCATCAATTATATCTAATTCAGATAGTTCCATTCTACCTTGACCATTTGTAGTTGTATCTCTGCGAACACCTGTGGCATAAAGTTTATCATCCCATATTACCAATCTGACATCTTCAAGCCCAACAAAATCCCACATTGGCTCGTATGTATCAAATTTAGAAGTATCAATTTTGACAACAGATCTAATACTAAGATCTTCATTTAATACACAGAAGAAATTATTTGTTCTTAAGTGCATATCATTTTCAGGGTGCAGATATGTCAGTGGACCCCATTGATGTTGTAATAGTTTTTTCTCTGAGTGATAAAATGTATAGTTAACGTGTCTAATATTAACTAATAATGTCCCATCATCTAACTTATAGATTGATGGATTCATAATTCCAGTACCATTTGTAAATTCGGAAGGAATTATAAGAGGCTTTATGTCACCTCCTTGTTCTAATATAAATTTCATAAATGAATTATCATTGCCAAACTTATATTTGGATTCTACTTCAGAAAATCCTTTTTTCACTTCGCCCATTATTCAAACCTTTCATAATATCAAGTTCATTCAGTAATATTTATATGATTTATTAGAGTTAATCTAATGCTTAAGTCTCTTAAGGATACGGATATCTTAATTTGATCTCGGCGACTTTTGCTTGCCATTCTTCGACAGTAGCTTCACCTCGCTGAGACATAAAGAAGATTGGATCTGCTTCCTCTTGGTATGCGGCCTTGCGTTTGACCTCCTGTTCTTCTTTTGATGGAACAATTGGAGGAGGAGGGAGGAACTCTCCACCTTGATAAAGCCAACCAGGACCGGCTGTGGTAGTGATAATCCAATTATCAGCAAGAGGGGCTTCTGCTACCGCCGCATTAATGACTACACCGTTCTCTATGATTGCATATCTATTTACCATGTAAAGACCTCCACATATCCGTTACCACCTGCGCCACCATCACCAGATAAGAGACCTGTGCGGTTTGATCCACCCCCGCCGCCGCCTGCTGCAATTCCGCCATTACCGCCGTTTCCAGCTTTAGCCGCAGTCTGTGACGATCCACCCCCTCCGCCGCCCATTCCAAATGCGGTTCCATTTCCTCCCGCGGTTGGTGCAGACGCGTTATTTGTTCCGGCTGTTCCTCCACCACCCGTCGCTGTTGAAGATGTTGCATTAGTGATACCTCCAGCAGTAGGAGTCGGTGTAAGTGCATTGAGGTTCGTTTCTGCGCCGCCAGCACCACCTCCACCACCACCAAAAGCTGAACTAAAGCCTACACCGCCGCCGCCATAATAACCGCTCGTTCCGGCACCACCTAGCAAACTTGGAACAGTAACAGAACCAGTTCCAGTTGTAGCACCTTGAGCACCGCCGCCATTACTAGGTATTCCTCCGCCACAGATAATGAGAGTTCCAAAACTGGACTGACCCCCTGAAGTACCAACGGTCAGGTTTCCTACTCCACCGGGACCACCTGCCCCAACAGTTACGGAAACAGTAGAACCTAACAAATCCGCGCTGAAGTATTTTTCATAAAAGGCGCCGCCTCCACCACCACCTGAAGCAAATTTTGTTGTAGATATAGCATCGACCATGCCTGACTGTCCTCCACTTCCAGCACCCCAGACACGAACTAATACTAGTTTTGCGCCCGCGGGCTTTGTCCAAGTACCAGATGCTGTGAAACTTGAGAAAGTTACAGGATCTGCCTTCGGCCCAGGTGGACCTGGTGGTAAATAAGCTGAAAGTAAATCTGTTGCTAAGACTACCATATTTAAATCCTTTATGCTTGTGCTTCGGACCAACGAAGAAGAACGTGACCAGAACCAGTTCCTGCAGTCAAACGAATGTTAATCGCTAAGATATCCGAACCGTCTGGATACTGGAAATCGCCACCAAGTGGAGCACCGGTTAATTCTTTCAATTCTGAAAGATCAAGTCTATCGTTTACCGCGCCGGTTGTTGTAGAAGGTGCTGCGAACGCAAATACTTGTTCTCCGGGTATACCGACTGTTCCAGAAGACCAAGTGACTACCGTTGCAACCTGTGCAAGACTAGGTTGTCCACCAGCTGCTTCTGTATTAAGTGGTAGCCACGTTGCTGTAGAGAAGTTCTTTGGATTCAACACACCTTCAACAATACAAGCTCCTGGAGTAGTACCACCTGAAACGGAAACACCAACTGCATTTAGAAGAAGCTGAGAACGATTCAATAGATCTCTTACACCAAGCGCACCAATCTGACTGTTTGAAACAGACGGTGCAAGGCGAATAAGGAATGCTGTCTGGTTCGCCGTTGTAAGAGATAGACCGACTCTCTGATAATTAAAGATGTAACCGCGATCTCTCGTAAATCCGCCGTCCATGATAAGAGCAGAACCCCAATGACTTAGTGTTGGTGAACATGTGTTACTGACCAACATTATGCCTGTGCCTGATGTGTGGCTTGCCGCTGCTGCAGCCGTAAAGCTAGAAGAAGTGCCTACTTGCCATTGAGTCAACGTCGCAGCACGTGTAGCACCAGTAAGGTTTCCAGCTCCAGTTGAAGCGGACTTTCCAGTATAACTGATTAGTTCGTTATCTATATAAACTGTACCGGCGCTTGGAAAATAATCCAACGCAGCAATAGGAATTGATGTAACAGAGCTATCAATTGTGCTAGTCAGTGAAGTTACTGGACTATCGTTTTCAATTGAGTAACGAACTGGTAAGTTACCAGATCTCATGTATGCTTCATCATTCACGTTGTTATTTTTCATGCGATGCACATATACCCAATTTCCATCACTACCACGGACCATGAAATCAACAAATCCAGCACCATACCATGTATATTGCATACCAACCATTTGCATCTTACTTGGATTGATATTAAATCCACTTGGCCCATTTCCATCTATGGTATCTATATTAAACTGACTTTGTCTAACTCTTAATTCTTGAACTATATTACCCTTTACACCGGCCGCGGTTACACCCCTATACTCAGGTGAAACGAATAATGATGTATTACTTGCTACTTGTATGACGTGGTGAGTCATACCTCGTATAACAATTCTATCTCCAGCTTTCAACTGTTGTGTAAATCTTGTATTTGTTCCAGTAACTGCGTTTGAGTTTTGTGTGACGCTAAGCGTTCCACTTATTTGTGCAGTAGCATTTCTTCTTACAACAGAAAGTATTGATCCGTCATACTCCCAGAAAAGACCATTCTGTTCATCAAATAGACCTGCTCGGACTTCAGCTCCGTGCCAGCCTATTACATATAGTTTTGGAGTAATACCTAGTACAGCCGTAGTTGCTCCAAGGACACTCGTTGCTGTCACAGTGAATTGATAGTCACTCGTGATTGATGCAACTGTATATTGACCATTGTAGCCAGAAGTTGTTACTCCAGCCAATTCAATGGTTGCCCCTACTTGCAAACCGTGATCAATATCATCGGTAGTTACAGTGATTGTTGAACCAATTGTAGTACCAGATGCCGTGATACTTTGAATGTCGTAGTTTGGTCTAAATAGTGTACCAGTCGACCAAAGGAAACCTTTACCAGATTGATAACGGAAATATCTTTTACTTTGTCGAGCAACAGTTGCACCGTATGATGGTGTTTTTGTAGAAAGAATAACACCGCCGTCTTGTGGGCGGTGCACAATCGTAGCATTACTGAATGCATACAGAGTAACCGTTGCTGGATTCGCAACAATTCCACCACCTCGAGCAGTATACGTTAATGTCGTTAAACTCGGTACGCTTGTAATTACAAATGGTCCACTTGCTAGTGCCGCGTTCGTACCAGATGCTACGATAGCGTGTATAGGAGTACCGGGAATCAACCCATGCGGGTTGGTAAATGTTAATGTAATCACCGACGGATTGCCGCCGTTACTTGCCGCTGATGCTACGGGTATTGATGATCCACTGTAAAGAGCTCCACGCTTCATAAGAGTTGCATCGGTAAGTAAACTTTGTCCGCTTGAAGTTCCTACGACACCCCGTGCAAAATATGTTAGTGTGCTGCTGTTAGGTACACCCACTGTGTTAATAATAAATGTGCCGTCAGCTCTCGAGAATCCAGTGATTGCGGAACTGAGAGCAGAAATATTAACTGCGGCCCCGGCCGCTAGCCCGTGAGCAACAGATGTTGTCACTGTAATTAAACTGTTTGTTGTACTCGTTGTCTGAAAGTCTGTCGTGATTGCTGTGACAGTAAAGTCAACACCAGGAATTTCATATGCGCTTGGATATCCTCGAACAGTTCCATAACCTGCCCATTTTGTAGGCTGAAGTCCATATTCAAAGTCAGCGTCAATCAACGACTCTGGGTTCGATACACGCATTCTTTCGATTGCGTCAGTTCCAAAATTCCAAGGTCTTATTACTGATCCTTTGCTTTCATCTGCATGAACAAAAATTTGAAGTGAATCACTAGAACTTTGCCCTGTTGTGCTTACACCCAATGTTATTGTAGTATAACCATCTTCGGCCTGTGTGATAGTAGGAAAGTTAGTTGCGTCGTTCGCGGCAGTAAAAGTTGCAGTTGTATTGGAATATGTAACATTACCAAAAGTGTACAGGATAATATTATCGGTGACATTGGTAATCAGTAGAAGTTGATCTAAAGTGTATTTTCCAGGTATTTTTATTGTACCTGCCCCAGCGCCGCCAGGAGCAAAAACGTAATCTCTTATAATCTTTTTACCCATAATTTTTCCTTTAGAATCCTAATGCTATAGCAAAAGCTGCAGCTTCATCGCTAGAACCTCTAGCACCGGTTGTTGAAATTAATTGCCATGTAGTACCATCATAAACAAGCTCTATAGTTGTTTGAGGTATGTTAACAGATAGCGTGTCATTTATGCCTTCAATTGTCGCTCCATTGAAGTTAACTAGTAAATTATTTGTTCTCCAACTTCCACCGTCAGTAATCTGCACAGAATGACCCGTAGAAGGAGATGCTGGCATAGTTACGGTAAATGAACCAGCTGTTGTATCAGCAATAAGTCTATCACCATTTAAAGCCGTGTAATTGCTTGTTATTCTTACGTAAGATTTAATAATACCCACATTAGGAGAAATAGCAGTACTTAGTAGTATTGGCATTAGTTATCTTTCTTTATAGTTTCAACTTCAGTTTTTAACTTCTTAACTGCTTCTATCAAGATTGCGATAAGAGGTGTATATGTAACTGTTTTCCACCCATCATTGTTTGTTTTTACAAGTTCTGGCATAATCTCTTCAAGTTCTTGTGCAATTACACCATAACTCTTTGTTTTATTATCTTTCCAATCAAAACTATATGTATTTATTTGATCTAAAATATCAAAGCTATTTTCGATAGGCTTAAAGTTTTCTTTAAATGTTGCATCCGAAAGTGAGTTAAAATTAGTTGCTGATAAATCACCGGTAGAAGGATTAAAATAAAGTTTAGTTGATGAAACATTAAACGTAGTTGTTGTTCCACTTGTAGCGCTAACAAATCCTACATATCTAGTAGCGTTTGTTGTAGTGTCATCCGCGATTGTTACAGATACACTGGCACCAGTAATACCTTGAGCACCTGTGATACCTTGGATACCTTGCCCAGTAAGACCTTGCAAGCCTTGGACACCTTGACGACCTTGAATACCCTGAACACCTTGAATACCCTGAACACCTTGTAGTCCCTGGGTACCTTGGATACCTTGACCCGTAAGACCTTGAATACCCTGAACACCTTGAGATCCCTGGATACCTTGCAAGCCTTGAACACCTTGCCCTGTAAGACCTTGACGACCCTGGATACCTTGTGTTCCTTGGGTACCTTGTGTACCTTGAACACCAACCGCGGTATAGATTTCCCATGTTGTGCCGTCATAGGCAAACTCTACAGCGAAACCTTTAATATCCATTATAACATCATCTGCTATACCTTCGATAGTACTACCGTTTCTTGCAACAGTTAGATTTATAGCTGACCAATCATTAGCATCCGCAATTACTACAAATGCACCTGTAGCTGGTGTGGCTGGAAGTGTAATAGTAAATGTGCCACCTGCAGTGTTTGCAAGTATTCTATCTCCAGAAACGGCAGTGTAGTTACTAGTTCTTACAATCCAATTTGTAAATCCACCAGTTAAACCTTGGATACCTTGAACACCTTGGCGTCCTTGAATACCTTGTAGACCCTGAATACCTTGACCTGTAAGACCTTGTAGACCCTGAATACCTTGGCCTGTAAGACCTTGGACACCTTGCTGCCCTTGAATACCTTGTAGTCCTTGAACACCCTGTCCTGTAAGACCTTGAACACCTTGCGATCCCTGGATACCTTGAACACCTTGTAGACCTTGAACACCTTGGCGTCCCTGAATACCCTGAAGTCCCTGGAGACCTTGTCCAGTTATACCTTGAACACCCTGCTGACCCGTGATGCCTTGAATACCCTGAATACCCTGTCCAGTTAGACCTTGGACACCCTGTTGTCCTTGAATACCCTGAACACCTTGTAGACCTTGAACACCTTGGCGCCCCTGAATACCCTGAAGTCCCTGAATACCTTGACCTGTAAGACCTTGGACACCTTGCTGCCCTTGAATACCTTGTAGGCCTTGAATACCCTGTCCTGTAAGACCCTGGACACCTTGAGATCCCTGAATACCCTGAACACCTTGCAGACCTTGGGTACCTTGAGTTCCTTGGATACCTTGAAGTCCCTGAACACCTTGCCCTGTAAGACCTTGGACACCTTGTTGTCCTTGAATACCTTGTGGGCCCTGAATACCCTGTATTCCTTGACCGGTTAGACCCTGGACACCTTGTGATCCCTGAATACCCTGCAAGCCTTGCAAGCCTTGGATACCTTGACGACCCTGAATGCCTTGAAGTCCCTGCAGTCCTTGACCTGTAAGACCTTGAACACCTTGCTGACCTTGAATACCTTGGACACCCTGTCCGGTAAGACCTTGAACACCTTGCTGACCCTGGATACCTTGAGTACCTTGGGATCCTTGAATACCTTGAGGTCCCTGAATACCCTGTGTTCCTTGTTGACCCTGAACACCCTGTTGACCCTGGATACCCTGCGGACCCTGAGTTCCTTGAATGCCTTGAAGTCCCTGAATACCTTGGCCGGTAAGACCTTGAACACCTTGTTGGCCTTGGATACCCTGAACACCTTGGATACCCTGAACACCTTGGCGTCCCTGGATACCTTGTAGACCTTGAAGTCCTTGTCCAGTAAGACCTTGGACACCTTGCTGACCTTGGATACCCTGGATACCTTGACCTGTAAGACCTTGAACCCCTTGCTGACCTTGGATACCCTGGATACCTTGACCTGTAAGACCTTGAACCCCTTGCTGACCTTGAATACCTTGGACACCTTGTATGCCTTGAGTACCTTGCGGACCTTGAATACCTTGCGTTCCTTGTGGCCCTTGAGATCCCTGAATACCCTGAACACCTTGAGTCCCTTGTGGGCCTTGAATACCTTGTAAGCCCTGAACACCTTGCCCAGTAAGTCCCTGAACACCTTGGCGGCCTTGGATACCTTGTAGACCTTGAGCACCAGTGGCGCCCATATCACCAGTTCTTGCAAATGTAATAATAACATCTTCAGAATTTGAAAATGCCGTGGCAGAACCAGATACATAAGCGCAATTTACTTCAAAATAACCAGTTTGTTCTGTGATAGATGATATAGTAAAGATAGCAAAATCACTTGGATCAAACTTATTTGAAATTCTAAAGTGACCTTTAATTGTAGAAGTAGAATCGTCAATTGTTCTTAAGAACGGTTGTATATCAGTGCCAGCATCGTTTTGGTCATCAATATATAGTTGTGTAGCAGTTGATATATCAAATGCATTGAATCTTAATTTACCAATACCTGGATCACTATTGGTTATAGTTGTTTCGAATGTATAATCAAATGTTGCGCCACCAAAGTTCCCGTCACGGCCTTGGATACCTTGAACGCCCTGAGTACCTTGTGGTCCTTGGATACCTTGCATACCCTGTAGACCCTGAGTACCTTGAGATCCTTGGATACCTTGTTGACCTTGTATACCCTGGACACCTTGAACACCTTGACGACCCTGAATACCTTGTGGACCTTGGATTCCTTGTGGTCCTTGGATACCTTGAGTACCCTGCTGTCCTTGTATGCCTTGTAGACCCTGTAAACCTTGCCCAGTTAGACCTTGAACACCTTGTCGTCCCTGAATACCTTGAACACCCTGTGAACCTGTTGTACCTTGGGCACCATAAGCATACAGCGCAGCGGTAAAATATGTTCCATTTGCACTGCTGTTAATGCTCTGAGAAGTTGTATTTCCAGTAAATGCAGTAACTTCGACATAATCCGTTGTACCGTTAAAGTATACAATAGTTGAAAATGTCATTGCATAACCAGAACCAGTCATGATTTGATCTTGACTAATTGCTAACTGCGTGGTTCCATTTTTTCTAAGTTGTATATTGCTTTGATTATTAGTTACTACACCTACATCCCACCAAACCTGAGCAGTAATATTATAATAACCAGCAATAGTCGGTTGAAACTTATTTGAAGCAAACCAATTCTGTGGATCAAAATCATCCGAAAATGTAACAACTTGATCGCTGCCACTTGTAATAGTTTGCGCTACATCTTTAACTGCACGAACTACATAACTGCCAGCCGTAAGCATACCACCGTCGGTACCTTGGATACACTGTCTACCTTGGATACCTTGAGTCCCTTGAAGACCCTGCGGACCTTGAATACCCTGTTGCCCTTGGATACCTTGTGTCCCCTGCGGACCTTGAATACCTTGGATACCTTGATGCCCTTGTATACCTTGTGTACCTTGTGTACCTTGTAAGCCCTGAGTTCCTTGCAGTCCCTGTTGACCTTGTATACCCTGAATACCTTGAGGACCTTGAATGCCCTGTGTACCTTGGGTTCCTTGTTGCCCCTGGATACCTTGTAAGCCCTGGACACCTTGACCTGTAAGACCTTGGACACCTTGCTGGCCTTGGATACCTTGTGTACCCTGCGGACCCTGAGTTCCTTGAATACCTTGTAGACCTTGAACACCCTGACCGGTAATACCTTGGACACCTTGAACACCCTGTCTACCTTGGATACCTTGAGGTCCTTGAATACCTTGAATACCTTGATGACCCTGGATACCCTGTATACCTTGCCCAGTTAAACCTTGGACACCTTGTTGTCCCTGAATACCTTGCGTTCCTTGAGATCCCTGAATACCCTGTTGGCCCTGTATACCTTGAGGTCCCTGAATACCTTGAGTACCCTGAGATCCTTGTATGCCTTG